AAGAGGAAGGTGGAGATTTTTATAATGATGATCAATACTACGGATAAGATTAGAGTTCTTGACAATGGATTTGTTCAATATGTTTCTCACATGGGGAACGATCTAACAGTTGTGAATGCTGCTAGAGTTTCTTTTAATAAAGAAAGTGAAGAATTTGGTGATAGAGATGAAAAACTAATTTCTTACTTGGCTAAGCATAATCACTGGACACCATTCTCACATCCACAAATAACTTTAAGAATTAAAGCACCAATATTTGTAAGAACTCAACTTTTTAAACATAAGGTTGGTTTTACAGAAAATGAGATTTCTCGTCGTTATGTTACATTTCATCCAGAGATCTATACCCCCAGGTGGAGATATGCTCCCACAGATGGTGCAAAGCAAGGAAGTTCTGATTTTATAGAAAATACTACAGATATTGATCAAATGTATGTTCCCTGCATGGTAGATTGTATAAATGTATATGATAATTTGTTAAAAAGAGGGGTTGCTCCAGAACAAGCACGCGCTATATTGCCACAGGGCACCTACACCGAGTGGTGGTGGACAGGATCGCTCTCAGCGTTCGCCCGTGTCTTTAAACAGCGAATAGACGCTCATGCCCAATGGGAAGTTCAGCAGTTTGCGGCAGCAATTTCAAATATTATTGAGCCTCTCTTCCCAGTTTGCTGGAAACATTTAACTTAAAATAAATAGACATATGAAGGATTTCTCTAAATTTAATAAAAAAATAGAATCTGTCCATTTTCAAAATGCAGATTTTACAGTCGGTAAAAAGGTTAGACTATCTGTACCATTAACTTATTATGGCATTGGTCGAGAATTTACAGTTGTAACTGAAAGAAAAATTGATCATGCTTTTAATGTTCTTGGTATAGGTGAAACTTATTTACAAGACGATAGTGGTAAAGTCCTTTGCATAAAGGGAAATAAAAAATATATTTCCAATTTATTTGAAAATGTAAAAGAAGAACAAATAGTTCAAGAAGAACAATTTGTAGAAGAAGAAATAATACCTAAACCTGAACCAATTATATTTCCTATAGAAGATATAAAAACTTCTTTAAGAGAAGAGTTAACAAAACAACTTAGAGAAGAATTAAAACCAATACCGGGTTCTAAAGGTGATAGAGGTGATGTTGGTGAAAAGGGAGATAAGGGAGATATTGGAGATCGCGGAGAAACTGGTTGGACAGGTTGGACTGGTGATAAGGGCGAGCAAGGTGTTCAAGGAGAAAAGGGTGACAAAGGTGATAAAGGAGATAAGGGTGATCAAGGAGAACACGGAACAAAAGGTGACAAGGGCGAACAAGGAGAACAGGGTCCAAAGGGTGATTCGGGATCTCAAGGAATACAAGGTGAGAAGGGTGACACGGGAGAAAGAGGGGATCGTGGAGATATCGGTCCTACTGGTGAACAAGGAGAAAGGGGAGAATCTGGTGACAAAGGTGATAAAGGCGATAAAGGTGATCCTGGATTATCCGGCAAAGATGGTAGAGATGGAGAGGCAGGAGAGAAAGGTGAAAAGGGAGATAAGGGAGATATTGGAGAACGAGGTGAGAAGGGCGACAAAGGAGAACCCGGAGACTCGGGGTTATTATCTGTATCTTACCCCTTGGCATATGAAGATTTAAATAAACATCTTTCACTTGATACAAAATTTTTAGAAGACTTTAATAATAAAGTAACAAGTGAAATATCAAAACATGCCTATGGTTCTGGTGGTGGTGGAAATGTAGATTTATATGTCAATGGTGAAAAGGCAGTTAAGAATTTACGATCAATCAATTTTACCGGAACTGGAGTTGAAGTAACTCCAGATGGAATAAAGGCAACGGTGAATATCACTGGTGGTAGCGGAATTACGGATCTAGATGGTGGAACTTTCTGATCTAAATAGTTGACAAACTCACAAGCGAAGATATACTTTAGCACACAAAGGAGAAATTTATGCAATTACCAACTTCATATCAACAATTCATTCATCTTTCACGCTATAGCCGTTGGCTAGAAGCCGAAGGTCGTAGAGAAACATGGGAAGAAACTGTTGATAGGTATTTTCAACACTTCGACAAGCACCTCAAGGAAAATACCATGTGCAAGTTGGATAAAGCAACTCGTGAAGAACTTCGTCAAGCAGTTCTGAACCAAGAAATTATGCCTTCTATGCGTGCGCTTATGACAGCAGGTGAAGCACTTGATCGTGATAACACTGCCGGTTATAACTGCTCATATGTTGCAATAAATCGTGTTCGTGCTTTTGACGAAATCCTATATATTCTTATGTGTGGAACCGGAGTCGGTTTCTCAGTGGAGCGCCATTATGTGGATAAACTACCTACAGTCGCTGAAGAGTTTACTGACTCTGACACAACTATCATTGTACAAGACAGTAAGGCTGGTTGGGCTAAGGCTTACAAGGAACTTGTCTCCCTACTCATTGGTGGTCAAATTCCAAGATGGGACTTATCTAAGATACGCCCTGCTGGTGCCAGACTCAAAACTTTTGGAGGTCGTGCATCTGGGCCAAAGCCACTGGATGATCTGTTTAGGTTCACAGTGGATACATTTAGAAGAAGTTCTGGACGCAAACTCACCTCCATCGAATGTCACGATCTCGTCTGTAAGATTGCGGAAGTTGTTGTGGTCGGAGGCGTGCGTAGATCCGCTCTTATTAGCCTATCAAATCTCACGGACGAAAGAATGCGTGATGCTAAGACTGGCGCATGGTGGGAGGCTAATTCTCAAAGAGCACTTGCGAACAATAGCGTCGTCTACAAAGAGAAGCCAGAAATTGGTACATTTATGGAAGAGTGGGTATCTCTCTACAAGAGCAAGAGTGGTGAGCGTGGTATCTTCAATCGTGATGCTTGTCAAAAGACGGTAGCAAAACTTGGTGATCGTCGTGATCCGAGTTATGAATTCGGTACAAATCCTTGCTCAGAAATTATTCTTCGTGATCGTCAGTTCTGCAATCTAACAGAAGTGATTGTAAGAACAAATGATACTATGGAGAGTCTTGCTCGTAAAGTTAAACTTGCTGCAATTCTTGGAACATGGCAAGCATCAATGTTGCATTTCCCGTATCTTTCATCAGAGTGGAAAAAGAATTGTGAAGAAGAAGCACTACTGGGTGTATCTCTCACAGGTATTCTTGATAATGCAATGATGCGTGATCAACACGGACTCAAAGCAAATCTTGAGAATCTAAAGCAACATGCAGTTGATGCCAACAAGGAATGGGCTAAGAAGTTAGGTATCAATCAGGCTGCTGCTATTACTTGCATCAAGCCAAGTGGTACTGTTTCTCAACTTACGGATGCAGCATCGGGTATCCATGCTCGACACAACCAGTATTACATCCGTACTGTTCGTGCAGATCGTAAAGATCCACTGTGTCAACTCATGATCGACAAGGGTTTCCCCCACGAACCTTGTGTCATGAAGCCAGACTCAGTTATGGTTTTCTCATTCCCAATGAAGGCAGAGGGATCAGTTACTCGTAACGATATGACTGCTATTGAGCATCTAGAACTTTGGTTAGCATATCAGCGTAATTGGTGTGAACACAAGCCATCAATCACTGTGACTGTAAAGGAACATGAGTGGATGGAGGTTGGTGCATGGGTGTACAAGCATTTTGACGAGATCAGTGGTATTTCTTTCTTGCCACATTCAGATCACTCATATCGTCAAGCACCATACCAAGACTGTACAAAAGAATACTACGAAGCATTCCTTGAGAAGATGCCAAAGGATGTGGACTGGAGTGAACTCACAAAATATGAAAAGGTTGATCAGACAGTAGGAACTCAAACTTTTGCATGTAGTGGTGATAAGTGTGAATTGGTAGATTTAACAACTAGTTAATAAGGAGATATAAAATGGATAGTAATACATTAGTAGTAGTCGTGGTATCTGGTTTACTTGGTTTCTTCATGGTTAAGTTTTTTCAAATGAAGAAGGAAATTGCAAGAAATGATTTAGATAGAGAGATGGATATGATCTATAGATCAATAGATGATGTTCGTACTAATTTAGAAAAAGATGTGGAAAAATTAACAAATAAGATTAATAATGTACAAAGTGAAATGTATACAGAATTTGATAATAGATTTTATGGATTTTCAAAAGCAATAAATGATTGTGAATCTAGAATTTCTAGTATAGAAATTTATACAAATAAGGTTCCAATGCAACCTTCATTGTATGACAATGTTCCTTGACTTTATAAATATTTGTGGTACAATATAACCAAAGGAGATAACCATGTTTAAGTATATTTCAATGTTCATCGTGTCTTTGATTCTTGCCTCAGTTGCTCCGGCACAAGTAGCAGTTGCGGTTGGTGGCGGTTGGGGTGGAGTCGCTGTCGGTGTTGGTGGATATGGTGGTTATGGTGGTGCTTATGCATACTCTGGCGGTTATTATGGTGGATACTATGGTGGGTATTATGGAGGATATGTTGCACCAATTGGTGGATATTATCCTTATTATTATTCCAGTTCTTTCTATGCATCACCAGTACCACAAATGGTTCCTGTTGTTCAACCTGTTGGTCCATACACAATGGCTCCATGTTATGTTCAGCCAGTTGTGGTACAGCAGCCTTGTCAACAACCATGTAGGCAACGACCTCCATGTAACTAACACCCGTGTAAGCGGGGCATTTAAAGATCCAGTCCTTCGGGACTGGATTTTTTTTATTTTTTATTTCAAAAGTTATATAAATAATTATGTGAAAGGCAGACTACTCACAGTTTTGAGTCTGATCCTTGCGACAAGTTCATCTTGCAACAATATCGGTGTCGATAAACAGCAAACCCCCCCACCCCCGATAGTAGACATTCTGACACCTCCAAAAGAACCAAAGGAGTATGAAGGGTTCACCGTAATAGAAGAGGGTCAAGATCCCTATCGCTGCGTGGGGCAAGTATATGATAAAGATCATGTTATGGTGGGCAGTGCAGTTCAGATAACTGAAACTATCGTACTCACTGCAGGACATTGTATAGACGGAACCAATCTGATGTATTTCAGAGTTGGTGAAACCGACTATGTAATAAAAGAACAAATATTACATCCTAGATTTAAAATTGGAGAAAATATTGTAAATGATATTGGTATTTTGGTATTACAAGAAAAAACTTGTATTACTGAATTACCAGAAATTACCTATGATAAAAGCAATTTAACACGATATGAAGAATTGACAACAATAGGTTTTTCACACTGTATCAAAAAGAAAAGTAACCCTGGCTCCTTTTATTACTTTGGTATAGTGTTAGAAGATCCATTTGAATTTAAATTTAACTCCACAAAAGGAGCACATGTTTGGTTTGGTGATTCTGGTGGAGCAGTATTCGAAGATACTGGTAAATTATGTGGTGTAATTTCATCATTTAGATTACACGATCTAACAATCACAGAAATGTCTGCCACTCCTCTATTCTACCATAAAGAATGGATAAAGAAAACTATTGAGGAACACAAACCGGATAGACTATTAGGATTCTGATAAATACCTACATGGTAATAGCAGGAATAGATTACTCACTTTGCGGTCCCGCCATCTGTGTTTTTGATGGCGATACTTTTTCATATAAAAATTGTTCATTCTACTATCTCACTGATATAAAAAAGTATGCAAATACTTTTAGCGGGAATGTATTTGGTGAGCGATTTATGGACTGGAATTCTGAACAAGAGAGATACAAAACAATAGCAGATTGGGCATTGGAAATTGTAATGGGATGCTCACATGTTGCTTTGGAAGGATACGCATATTCCGCAAGTGGTAGAGTATTTCATATAGCAGAAAATACAGGATTATTGAAATATAAGATATATGAAATGGGATTACCACTAACCATTATGCCACCAACAGAAGTAAAGAAATATGCAACTGGTAAAGGAAATGCAGACAAACAGATGATGTATGATTCGTTTGTTCAAGACACTGGTGCTTCATTAAGATTAACAATTACACCCGATAAAAAAGAAATTACGAGTCCCGTTTCAGATGTCGTGGACTCGTATTTCATTTGTAAGAAGTTATTCGATTCTCTTACTTACCCGCTTGGTCAGTAGGTTCTTCTTCCTTACACTTTGACTTAAGGTATTGGTTGTATGCCCATACAACTACTAAGAATACAATTGGTAAATACCAAAGAATCCATCCCCAGTTATTACTGAGTTGACCACCATTTGTAATTTCCCAATTTAATTTTTTCATTTGGACATTATCTTTGGTAGTGTCTGGGAGAATAACTGGAGTTGTGTTACAAGCAAAGAGAAATAGTGTTGCTAATAGTGTTAGATATTTCATGATTACTCCTTATGACTTGTTAGAAGCAGCAGCAGATCCAAAATAGAATCCAATGATACTTAATAGAATTTGACGATTTTCAGAAGTGAAGAGATAACCATTTATCTCAACAAAGAATTTTCTTGTTGATTCTGGAATTAAACCAAACACTCCTTCTGGAGTTTTTGCATCTACTTCGACAAAGGTAGGAATACCAAAGAATGGAAGAACAAATGGTGCCAAGAAAGTTGCAAATAGAACCGAAAGAACTATTATTTGTCTAACTGCTCTACCTACATCTAGTGGAACTCTTTGTGCTGCCTTGTCTTGGTTCTCAGTTGTTTGCTTATTAGCAGCCATCAACTGATTGAACATTTCTTTTTGATCTTGTGATTTCTGAGCCATATAACGGAATAAGAATCCCGTTGCTCCACCACCAATAAGTGATATTAATTCTGTTGAAACCATAATTTACCCTTTCTTCTTTTTGGTCTTCTTAAATCTTCTAATCATTGGAGTCATTATTGGATCATATGAATCTATTCCTTGCATTGGTGATGGTGAATTACCACCAATTGTGCCTAATCCTGTTCCAGCAACTCCTTGGGCATCTTCTCCCAAAACCATAGACAACAATTCCATTGCTGCTTTTCTACTTGATGGTTTATTCATATTGTGTTCATTAAATCCATGATAATTTAAGAACATCTTTGATTCTTCTTTTATTGCATTTAATTTGTCATTTAATGCTAGTGATCGAAGTCTATTATAGATTACACTATCGCTCGTGATAATGTCTATTATCTT